CCAGAGCCTAAAGCTCTAAAAGAAAGAGACGTGATAAATCCAATAGAGTCTAAACTTCCACCCATAAATGTATCTTTAAGTTCACCAGTTCTTAATAATTCTTTTGATGTAAATGGTATGGTTACAGAAGTATCAGATAAGTATTCTGCTGATAATGGATTTTCTCTTGCCTCTCCTTTATAGCCAGCACGTTTACCAGTCTTAACAACATTGGATGCACTTTCAAGACCATCAAGCATACCATTACGCCATCCATGCCATCCAGCTATTAAAGCACCATCAACATATTCTTCGCCAGCAGCTTTCAATCTGCGTTTAGTAAATCCAGATTGTATTCCATCTTCTACAGACATTAATGTGCCATGAGCAATAGAGCCAGTTAAGTTTTCTACCCATGTTTTAACATCATTAAGAAGATTGCTTTGGAAGGTATACCACATACCTTCTTGCAGTTTATCCCAAACATTCTTTTGATTCTTAATAAGATCATTTTTACCTTTGCGTTTAGGTGAACTTACATACGCCTCAGCAAATCTACGTAATACATTTTCATCTGCTGTTTCATCTAATAACGCTTGGAATTGCTCACCTTTTAATGCTGGACCCATTTCTTTAGCACGTTTAAATACATTCAATGATCTAGCTACGTCAGTTTGTATACCAGACATTTGCTTTAAGATAACATCGTGATATGCTAATTGCTGTCTAAGATTAAGTTTATCTACATCGTTTAAACCTTCTGTAACGTATCTATTCATAAGATCATCAAGATATGTAGCACTATCATCATGCAATTTAATAAAGCCAGCTAATCGAGTAGCAAGTTCTGATCCGCCTACTTTAGATGCAAAATCCTCACCAGCTAATACTTGACGTGCAGACTGTTCTGGAATGCCACGCTCAATAGCAGCATCAAACATCTCTTGCACTGTTTTAGTTGTAACAGTTTGATTTTTTAATAGAGTTTCTGTAGTAGCTTGTACAGTAGATTTTAATGAATCATCATCAAATGGAACTGTAGATATTCTTAACTCTGGTGGCTTAATACCTTCTACACCAGCAGCTTGAATCTCTTGTTTCTTAGTTGTTACCTTTTTTATTTTGCCTTCTGTTACAGGCTTAACATCAATAGGTGTAGGATTGTCTGGTATATTTACTTCTGCTTCACTTCCAGTAGGTGCGCGTTTAGGTCTTTGTGTAGCTGGGCCAACTTGAATCTCACGCTGTACTTTTGTGCCAGGAACTTCTAATGTTTCTTTGAGTACTTTTCTTCCAGCAATTTCAGCAGCTTTCTCGCCAGCTTTAATTCCTAATTTAGTACCAATGCCAGCAACTAATGTAGGTTCTTCGTTTGTAAATATTGATGGTTCAATAGGATCTGATGGCTCATCTATAAATGGCGATGGTGCGCCTTCAAGAGCATCTTGAACAACTTGTTCTGTAGCTGCATCTTTAGTTATAGATAGAGCTGTATCTTCTTGAAGTTGATTTAAACGATCATCTAATGTTTGATTTGGGATTGTCATTTAATAGCCTTTGTCATTGCTGATATACCTTTGGATATAGCTTTACTACCAGTAGTTGTTGTAAGCACGTCTGCTGCCATAAGTTTAGCATCTGGAGTTAAACTTGTAGTCACACCTTTACCTCTAATTAAAGATTCTCCACGACCAGCAGCTTGTAATGCAGCTGGAGTACCTTCCGTTCTTGTTTCAGATCCTGTCATAGTTTGTCTTGTTTGTTTAGATCCAACAAGAGGAACTAAATCTCTAAATGTTAATTCACCCAAAATAGGTATATTAATCTTTAATGCTTCATTAAGAGTTAATGGTGATGCTTCATCAATAAGATTGCCAATTTTTTCTAAGCCTACACCAAGCTCACCCAATCCTTGTTGTAATGGTGATGGTGCTATTTCTGTTAATACTTCTGTTTTAGGCATAGGAACAACTGGAGCCTGTGCAACTTGAACTGGTTTTGGTTCTTCTGCAACAAGAGGTACTGGACCAAACTCTTGATCTAATCTCCAATTCTCATAGTTATCAAATATGTTATCCATAATATCTCTTATTTTAAGTTGGCTTCGTCTTGCTCTGCTTTTCTAACTGCATCAACATACTTCATAATTTCATCTTTGTTTTTGTATTTGCTACGCATTACATTTTGTTTAAACATATTATACGCGTCATCATTTGCTAATGACTCTGTTGGCAATGTCAATTTAATATTTTTAGTTTCAATAAAAGCACCATATGCTTCTTTATTCTTATTTACTGTAGATCTAGCAGCAACTTCCTTTTTTCTCTTTTCTTTAATAGAATCTAGTATATCTGAATATCTAGTTGGCTTTTCATTTTTACCCACTGACTTATTATGTTCTTCATTAGCAGCGCTAATAGATTGAATTTCAGATCTTACAGAATCTTCTTTTTTTGCTCTTTGAGATCTATTGCCAGAAGGAACAACTTGATCTACATAATCTTTAACTTGCTCATCAAGGTATGCTTCTGATTTATTTGAATACACACCATATACATGTTTGTTAAGTGATTTTCTTGATACACCTAATTCAGCACCTCTTGCCAATACTTGATCCCATGTATCAAATCTACCTCTGCGAATTTCATCTTTAATTTTTACTACACTGTCAGTATACTCAGCTTCTGCTTCAGCATCTTTACGTATAGCATCTATAGTTTTTGGAGATCCAAGATTAGGATTTTTTATAGTCATAGATGTCATTTGAGCAAGATATTTAGGATCTTTAGTTTCATAAAATTTGTTTTCTAAATCATTAAAGATTGTTTTATCTTGCTCTGTTTGCAATGCTAATGCATCCTTACGAGCGCCATCTAAGTTATTAAGTCTTGTTCTTACCATATCAATAACTTTAGATTTTTTACTATTGCCTTGCTCATCAAACCCTAGCATACCAAAGTAATCAGTCATATCACCAGCAATACCTTGATTAAGGTTATTAATGACTTCGTAATCATTTGTAAATGTTTTCTTATCTGTAAGGTGAGTTACAACTCCATCCATAATAGCAAAGTCAATAACCTCTTGATCTTTATTTGCAAATTTCAGTTTATATTCTACTGGCAACATTGCTATATGGTTTTTTATTGTATTTCTATATGTTTGTATTTTGATAGCAAAATCAGCTGGGTTATTATATTTAATGAGATCTGGAAGATCATTTCGCAAATTGTTAATAGCCTCATCTGTTTTAATAACATTGTCCGCTACAAATCTTTTTGTTATTTCTTCATCAGCTTGATCTAATAATTGACGGCCTTCAGGAGTAATACCAGCTTTAAATTTTAATGCTTGCTCTGGGCTAATCTTAGCTAAACTTCTTGCATAGCCTTCTACTAAACCATTTAATGTTGATTCTATTTCTTCTTTGTTAATAGGCAAGCCAGATTTAATGACTGATTTAATCTTGCTCATTTCTTTACGAGCTTCAGTTTCTAAATCTGTTCTTAATCCTAAAGATTGCACTTCTCTTGCTGCTTCTCCAAATATAGTATAATCTTCTGAAAACAATGTTTCAGGGTCTATATTGTTTTGAATAGCCTCTGCATACTGTTGTAAAGTAGGTCTATTATTTATACCATATTCTGCACCAGCTTTTTTTGCTGTTTCTGCTGCTTGTTCAAATGCAAACTTTGATATTCTGTCAAGGCCAGACTGCAATGATTTAGAACTAGCAACACTTTCTTTAATGTCAGCAAATTGCAATGGCTGTGTTTCAGCCAACATAATATTTTGTCTTTGATATCTTGGATTATCAGCCATAGTTAAGCCTTAGGTGGTTCTTCTGTTTTTTCTTTTGGTATAATAACTTTACTAAATTCATATGCTCCAGTGGCAAGTTTACCAGCAGCATCAAGCAAACCTCCTCTTGCAGCAATTTTTCCAGCTGTTCCAAATATATCTGCTTGTGTTGATCCAGTCATAAGCGCATTAGACGCATTGCTAATATCCGCCATAAAGTCTCTGCCAGCTTCTTTTAAATTCATTGTTTCAACTAATTTAGCTGATCCTTCAAGCCCTAATACACCGCCAGCATATCTACGGGATGCATTAGCAGCATTAGCTGCTGTAACTTTACGCAATGTCTCATTAGCTCTTTCTTCGTATTGAAGTGCTTTGCGAGCAGAATCAGCTTTTGTCTGCATAGCTTGTAGGTTATACATAGCTTGTTGGCTTTTCCCTTGAGAAAAGCTTGAAAACGCACTAAACGCTGAACTAGCTGCTGATATATATGGAGCTGCTGCTTTAATAAAAGGTATGGCTGCTGACATAATTATGTTCCTTGATGGACTCCTACTTTATATTCTAAACCTAATAATGTTAATTTCAATGGTGCGTTTTGAGTAATTGTAATCTTTGCTTCATTACTATACCCTAAAATGCCATGTAATACTTTAGTGCCTGTATAATCTGGTACATCAGCATCTAATGTTGATGCTGTGTCAAATGATCTAAATGGTACTTCTATGCCATTAATGACCATATTCTGTGTTTCATAGACTAATGCATTAACTTCAACAATACGCTTTTTAAAGCCTAATCGTGTACCAGACTGTATCTTTAAGTCAATTGGCATAGTTGTTGCTTGTACAACAATAGGCAATCCTACCTCATAAGATGATGCAGATGCCCTAGGAAATGTTACTGTACCACCTCCAGGAACTGTTTGGTTGGCTTGTACAATACCATCTAATAATACATTAACTTCTTTGCCTATTACATGAGACATAGACACTGTTGATGCTACACCACCTGTTTTAGCACTATCAGTTAATAATGTATGGTCAAATCGTTCTACATAGTATTGAGCAGTACCACTAATTGTACGTTTAACTACGACATAAATAGTAGTAATGTCTACGCCAACATCTAAAAACTCGCCACCCGCAGTTACAAACTCTGATGGGGCTATAACATTCTGTGATCGCATAATTGAATATGTTACTACCAGCACGACCTGTAGTAGACACAAAGAATGACGTAGGTGTGATTGGCTCTAAGCCTTGTTGTGGTACATAGAACTCACCACCCGTTGTAAAGATCATTAAATCACGACCAGAGATAATATCTGTAATCGCATTAAATGTATTAGTATCTAATGTTGCTTCTACTGAGTCATCATCTAAACCTTCTGTGCCTTCAAAGTCAAAGAAAATACCAACTTTAGATCCCCATACTGTAGATGGTCTTGATTTAGATCCGCCAAAGTATAAACGACCTTGGTGGAATGTTACTGTTCTAGGCCATCCTTTTCCAGCTGACCATACATTTTCGTAGCCAGATTCTAATTCCCAATTACCATTAGCAATAGCTGATGTATTAAAGAATGGAAATTCAGTAATAGCATTGACTACTGTACCGCTTGTATATTGAACAATCTTAGCTCTGCCTTGCGGAATAACATTAATATATTGTCCTACAGAGCCAGCAGAGAATACAGATGATGATGCAGTAAGTGTCACTTTACCTGATACAGCTGATGGCGTTAATGTACCAGCTGGATTAGATACGCTTAATGTAAATGCATATTTAGGAATACTGTCAAATGAAATAGCAGATGCAGTCCATGTAGCGTCTGTGCCACCACGTACAATTTTTATTGGCGCTAAATCTTCATGTACAACAATAAGTGTGTCAGCAGATTGTGTCCAGCACATATTAGCTAATCTAGCTGATGATAATGATACGCCTGATGTATCAAGATAACTATTGCCAGATCCATTGATGTTTGTAATTAATGCGCCATTCTTATATACATGCATACGATTATGTGTAAATGCAAGCATATAACTATCTGATGTTGAGAACTCAAAAGCTACTAATCGCACACCATTGGCAGCAGATTCTGTGCCTGAATTTGGCAATGCATTGATATAACGTAAGCCACTGCGTCTAGTAATGCCACCTTGTGGTTGGCATAATACATTCTGAGCAGTCTCTAAACCATTCTCATATGATTTAATATCTATACGTGAGCGTAATAGTGGATCTATTTCACCCGCAGTAAAGTTAGTTTGAATGGTTACAAAACGAGCCATTAGTATCTCACATTAATCAATGAGAAGTCTTGTATTGCGTTTACTGGTTGTCCTTGGCCATCAATATTCATAGCTTGTCTCATGTAGCCACCACGACCATTTTCTCCTGGTGTACCTACAGCAACAGTTTGCCAATATCCAGCCTTTTCTGTTTGATCTGTAATAGGCACAGATAAATGCCATGCAAGTATATATTTAAGCAGTTGAACAAAATATGTTGGCATTGATGATTCTGGTACTGAGTATTGATAATCTACCCATACTTCTTCATAATCTGTTAGCACTTTATCTCCCATGATTCTGTATGCATTGCGTACAGGAGATCCTACTTCATTAGCATCATAGACTGCTCTTGGTGAGTTTATGCGATCAGAAGGTAGTTGATATTCGTATTTGTATTCGGTAACTGGTGTAGTGACCAGTCTAGCACATTGAACTTTCTTAAATGAAAAAGACCATGGATATGTTGATAATGCTTGGTCTCTAATATCTGGATATAGTCTATCGCATATAGACGCTTCATCTGTGCCTTCGGTAAAAGACGCAATAGGTTTAGCACCTAACATTAATAGTGAATCAGAACAAACTGATAATGCTGAATCTCCAGCTGCCATACTCTATCTCCAAATGTAAGAATAAGGCGAGTGCAAAACACCCGCCCTACCCAAGTTACTTACTGCAATACAGACTATTAATCTGTATCTGTTGCTGTTACTGTTAAACCATCAGATACGTCTACAACGCCAGATGCATTTGATAATACAAATACAATGCTCATTGTAGGAGTTGCTGAATCGTAAACAAAAATGATGTCGCCCACTTTTAAAAGTGAAGAAGCATCATTAAAGTAAGCAGCTGTGTTTACTGTAGCGATTGCATCAGCACTAGTATATGTCCAAATTTGTGGAGCATTACCAGCTTTTGATTGACCGCCAGCAGAGTTTAAACCAGTTGATGAATAAGCCATGTTTTAATCTCCTTAAATTATGCTGATTCGCGGCATGTGAGTTGAACAATACCCTCAGCATCGATAGCAGTTGCAGTCGCAGAGAATACAGCATTCACAAGGAATGAAGTTTTTTCTGGAATGTAATTGATTTCTGTGCGAGGAGCGATACCTTCTGCGTAACCAACAGCGTCTTTATGGAAAGCAAAAACTTTACGATCTAAAGAACCATCAATTGGTAAACCACCTTCTGAGCGATCACCCAATAAATGGAATGTAAAGCCTAAGAAAGTATTTAATTCACCAGCTACGAGAGCTTTAACTGTATTAAAGTCAGAAGAAGTTACTGCTGTTTCTGAAAGTAATGAAGCCAAGCTGTTACCATGAAGAACAATGTGACGACCTTCTGGTGGTACGTTGTTTTTGTCTAATAGACGTTTAGCTTCACGTAGTTTTGCTACGCTTAGGTTAGTGTCTGAACCACCGATATCGTTAGACACTGTTAATGATGTTGATGAGTTTACAAGCGCATCAATAATCATTTGATCTTGTCTACGACCGATAGCGTTAGATACTAATTGTACTAACTCTTGTCTTTCGTCAAAGTTTACTTTTTGTTGCATAAAGATGTCAGAATATTCTGCTGCATTCCAGTCTGCTAAAGTAGCAGTTACTTGACTCCAGCCAGCATTCAATGGTGATACATCTGTTTGTGGGATTCTTAAAGTAGCAACGCCTCTGCCTACTTTAGGAAATTTTACTACTGAGCCTTCAACACCGATTGATAAAAATAAAGTTTATCGCTTTGGTTAGCCAGACAAAACCTGGGCCAGTGCTTGCTATTTACGATAGCCAAACGACAAGACGACTTGTGTGAAGGGTTGCGAATGCAATTAGCCTTGTATGGTTTTTAGCATATTTTACAAATTTGTGCAAGTATTTTGCGTTTTAGGCAAAAAAAGACCCACCGAAGTGGGTCAAACGCGAACTACGGAGTCTTACTATGAACCAAAATTAGATTCAAACATTCTTTCTACTTTCTTTCTAAAGCCAGGATCTGTTTGATACTTAGGATCTCCGACCATAGCGTAGAGTTCTTCTTTGGATACAGCGCCTTGAACTGGAGCGCTATCTGTAGGTACACGACCTTCATAAGCACCACGAAGTTTCTCTAATGCAGCGATACCTTTTGCAGTACCACCCATGTATTTAAACTCCTCAAAGTCATCTTTACCCCAAATACCTTTATTAACTAAACCACTAGCCCACTTAACCATGCCATTAATACGGGCATCGGCATTAGGACCAAGTGCTTTCTTTTCTTCTGCTAAATTAACAGAGCTAGTTTGATTAGCTTCAAATCCCATCTCAACAACTTTACCCACTAAAGTATCTAAAGCTGCTTGACTTACACCATATTCTTTAGCCCAAGATAGTACGTGATTTCGTACGGGATCTTCTGCTGGAATATCTTTAAATGCGGCTACATCATAGTTACCATCTGCTGGTGCCTTATGTTTGCCTTGTGAGATTTGTTTTCTTAGATCGCCCCAAGATTTAGCCATAGCCTGTAAGTCTGGCTCTGCTTCATCTTTTTTCCAGAAATTCTCTGGCCACCAATCGGGTCGTTCTAAAGGACTATCATCATCTTCATCTGATGCTTCAAGATGTGATATTTCTGTTTTTTGCGGATTTGATTCTACTGCTTCTGTTTCAACTGATGCACTGTCGAGTAGGCCAGTTTCTTGAGATGCTTCCTCATTACCACTAGGCTCGATGTTGTCGTCTATCATTACATTTTCCTTGCTCTAATTAACTTTGCTTCAATATCTCTCACAATACTATTTTGACCTTCACGATAGTACGCATAACTTGAGTCGCTACCAGGCAAAGCAACTGGTTGCTCTAAAACTGTTTGACGTAACCATGCTAATAACTTTTGTCCGTCATCACTACCAAAAACTCTTAATGCTAATCTATCTAAATCTTCTCTTGCTTGTGCTACATCTCTTACATCTAACGGAAGTGCTTGATCTAAATCTTCCCATCCAGCCATTACATCATCCCCTTAGTTGCAGCTTCTACCATACCAGGTACTGCTTCTGGATTTTGTTGAGCTACTTGTTGTGCAGCTTCAGCCATTTGTTGAGTCATCATCATACGTTCTTCTTGAGTGTTACGTATCTTTTGTGGGATACCTAACTTCTCAGCAATGAAGTCCATCATAGCATCTGTTTTCAATGTCATCTGAGCTTGTGGTCCAGCACCTTGAACAATTTGTGCAAACTGCAATACGTTCTGTACATCTTCCATGCTTTGAGCCATAGCTAATGGTGCAACTGCTGACACTTTAATTTCAAGACCATTGACTTTAAGAGGTAGATCAATAAGACCGCGCTCATCCATTACTCTTAAAATCTTAGTAACTAATGGTATCATAGTTTCATTAATCAGTCTGCCAAAAGCTGATCCTAGATTTTGTGATAACTCTTTCATTCGCTCTACCACTTCCGTAGCTGAACGTGCTGACATGTTGTCTGGTGGTAAAGACTCATCTAATAAAATACGCTTAATGCTCATGCGTAAATCATTCATAATGATTTGAGATACATTAAAGTCACCAGCTCTTGGCAATGGTTTCAATGATTCACCTTGTGGACCGCCATTCCTTGCAACAGGAATAATAGCGCCAGGTATAATCTTCACTGTGTTAGGATTTAATACGCCATCATCTGCTGCGGTATATACACCAGCAATAGCTAATGATGCATTTTTAAGTAATAGTTCTAATGTTTTATTGAGCGTCTTGATGTCTGGCAATGCAGTAATTAATGGACCACGACCATAAATCTCACCAGCTACTTTTGCATAGCGTGATACAATCCATGGGCTTTCTACCATACGTCTATAAACTAACTCTGTTTTAGATTCTTTATGAATAACGTGATAACAAAAATCACCACGCTTTTGATCTAAGATAGTAGCTTCAATAAATTCTAAATCGTCTGTTGGCTTTTGGTCAATCTTCTTTTGTAAGTCATCTGGAATAACTGCATCTGGCCATTGACGCATAATAGACTCGCCTTTAAGGCGCATACGTCTATATACATTGTCTACTTGACCATTAGCACCTTCTTCAAATGATACTAAGAATTGTGGCACAGGAATGAAGTTAAGTGGATTAATGTCATCACCTGGTTGTACCATCATCACAGCAGTACCTACAGATAGATCAAGCAAGAACTCACCAATAGCAATATCAAAGTTTGATTGCTTTAATGATGCAAATAGTTTATCTGAGTAAATATCTAATGCTGCTTGTGCTTCTTCTTTGCGATCTTCAGGAATATCTGGTCCTGGTTCAAGTCTGCACCACTTACGTTGTGGTGGGAATATGCCAGATTGCATACGATTAGCAAAGCGTTGTGTAGAATTAATGGCTGTAGAATCAAACACACGATTCATTTTCTTTTGACCGCCTACTTTACCTTCGTAATATCCGTCATAAAGATTACGTTGTGGCAATGCAAACTCATAACATTCTTCGTATAAAGATCTAAAATCTTCTTTTTTTGTTAGCGCTTTATCATGTCTTTTTAAAACATCTTCAGCGGATAATCTCATCATCTCTGCCATAATTAATCTTTCTTATTTTTATTTGCAAAATTTCTTGCTGCTTCTTTACTACCAAATCCCCATGCTTTTAATGCTAACTTTAATCTGGTTGGTCTACCCTTGTCATCTACTAACGGACCATCCATTCCACCAAAACGAGCAGCAAAAGACACGCGCCTAGGATTTGTACCACTCTTGACTGGAGACTGTAAGTTACCACCCTCTTTGCTTTCAAAGTGTTTTCTGCCAGCCTCATTTAATCCACCTTTAGGATTCTGATATTTCTTTAAAGTCATTATTCATACCATTCTACTCTTAGGTTTGATGGATGTGCCTGAGAGTTTACATTAGTTAATCTTAATAAATAAGTTGTTAATGGTTTTAATACATACTCAAAACTATATGTTGCACTGCCACCGCCTTTATTACCCGCTGGAATAAACTCAGAAAATATTTCTGTTCCAACAGATGACACAGTAGGATTTAATACAGCAGCTCCAGAACTTTCTGTTAATATATTTCTATTGCGTCTATATATTGTCATAGCTGTTCCACTGCTTGTAGTAGGTGCTTCATACAAATAAAACTCAGACTCTCCTGGGCTTTCATATTGAAATACCATGTGTGGCAAAATACCAGCTGGAAAAGCTATAGCAATATTTATACTTGCTCCCGCTGCAAGTCCAGAAGCATATGGATACATTTTATATATATAATATGCACGACCTTCATGCAGACGTAAATGATTTACATCTACTACAGGAAATGGTCTATCAGAACTAGCAATATAACTATTGCCATCCTTATCTACATAAGCTGGATTAACATGACGTGATTTAGTATTATCAGATTCTCTAAATACATTAATTGCCATTAATCTTCTTCTTCTTCTTCTGGCATCTCATCCATCATGCCTTTTTTCTTTTCTTTAGATTGCTTTGCTAACAACTTCATTACATAAGCTGATAACTTTTTATCTTTAAGATCTTCTGCTTCTAACTCAATTGAAATTTCTGCTTTCATTTATTAGATGCCCTCATGTTATCTACAAGATTAGGATAAGGTCTGCCAGCTTTCTTAGCCATTTGCTTTGCTACTGATTTTTGCATAGGCGTTAGTTTTTTAGACTTACCTAATTCTTTAGGTCTTTCCTTATCCCAAACTTCTTTCATATTAATACCCTTTAGATTTTTTAGCCATGCCAGCTTCTGACATTGCAATAGCTACAGCTTGCTTTTGTGATTTAACTACCTTACCACCTTTGCCTGAATGCAAACTACCTTCTTTGTATTCACGCATGACTTTACGAACTTTAGCTTGCATCTTATCTTTTTTCATTATGATGCTCCTAAAGTTGTATCTGTTCCTAATGTCTCTGATGCTGTAGATGACATAAGTCCAGCTGATCTACCACGTCTAGCTCTTTTAAATGATGCAGCTTTTTCAGCTTCTACTCTAGCTGGCGCTACATCAACTGGCTTTGGTGGTGGTGGTGGTGGAGCTGGTGGTGGTGCTGATGGTCTTGATTTTCCGCCCATGATTAACCTACCATTCCTGAAGAACCTAAAGTCTCTACACCAGTTTCTGGGTTAAGACGTTCTTCTGCTAATAATGCTCTTGCTCCGCCACGTTGGCGAGCTATACGTTTTGCTGCTAAATCTTCTGCAAGTTTAACTTTATCTTGTTCTGCTTGCGCTCTTAATCTGTCTGTTTCAGCTTGCTGCGCCCTAATTTGAGCTTCGGCTGCTGACGTATCTGGCTTACCACCGCCGAATAATCCGCCCATTATTGTCTCCTAAGTAATGTATAATCGTCTTTATCTGCGCTATAACGTAGCATATTGCATTCTGGTACAAAATATAACGCCTTAGCCCAGGACATAGCACGAGTATCTGAGGTTTTAACAGTTATTTGGACTCTGTGCAAGTGAAATAATATCTCAACGATATCAATAAATGTTAATCCCGCTTTTGTCATAGCTATTGGATATCTACGAGATTGCTCTGATAGTAAAGACCAGAACTCTGCAACACCTTTCCATAGCATTGTAGCCCCAAATACAGCGACTGGCTTACCATAAAGGAATGCTGTAATGGTTGGACCACACTCTGCTTGATGATTTATCATATATTTAAACTCACTAACAGTAATTGCTTTCTGAGTTTTCATTTCTACACAATCTAATTCATCTAAATGATGTTGCATGTATGGCAAAAAATAGCCACCTTTGACGGGTGGCATGTGTTTTAGTATAGTAGAGTAATCAGTCGAAAACATTAAAGTCAGACTTAGCTATAGTTTGAGCAATAATAGTTGATGCAGACAATGGACTCTTAGTTAATCTCTTATGTTCGCCACCACCAAGAAGTAAGTATCCAAAGGCATCGCCTACGTGAGAGTGTTCGTTCTTGTTAGGTGCATCTTTAAATCGTTCTTGACCAGCACCGACAGCTACACGCTTGAAATGATAGCCACCCGCCAATGATTTGCGTATCATTTTGCATTTAGTTGCAATCATAAGACCAGGTTTACCAGCAATAAGTCTTTGCATAGGTGCGGCTGCTGCTTCTCGTCTTACTTTAAAGTCATTCGATGGTGTAGGTTGTGCGCGTAAGCCTAATGTTCTAAGATAATCAAATGCAGTAACCTCATAAATCGCATCTCGTTGCATACCCGCTGGGTCACCCCACATCATAATCTGTGCTTTAGGGTAGCGAGCATTGAGTTCTGCTAATAACTGCTGACCAAATCTTTCTAGCCCCATGTCAAATGTTACGATCTCATCTAAAATAATCCATCTGCCATTAGGTAATCGTTGTCCTACCACTGCGGCTGGTGTCAAACCAAAGTCAAGACCCACTTGCAATGCATGCTCAGGATCATAATCGACTTCACCACTCATAGAACTATCGTCATACTCTGGCCATACGGGTCTACCTTCTTGAACATAGGTATACTTACCTTCGGCATAACACTTAATCCAGTCTAAGTTCTTACCACCTAACATCTGCATGTAATAACCCGCTGGTAAGTTACTTACGTTTTCAGCTTTAGGATTAATCTTCCACCAACGACCACCAGAAAATATATGATCGTTAGCTTCTGGATTCTCTGGTAAGTTTCCTGGATCTACTTCTGTGACACCACCAGGTTGTTTAAAGAAATCCCAAGCATACTTGCCAGTGAGTTTTGTTTTCTCTGCTAGTTTAAACCACCAGTGGTCATCATCCATTGGATTAGTATCCATCCACACACCATGCCAGGTAGGTCCACCATCACGTTGTGTCGGATATCGACCCACACGATGAGTAAGTCCGTCAATAACTGCTTTAGGAAGTTCACGAGCTTCATTTACCCACGCTCCTGTTAGTTCAAGTGATAGTAATTTACGTACATCTTTAGGTTGATCCAATGCTAAAAAAATTACTTCACAATCAATCCCCGCAGCATCACCTCTTGATGGGAGTCTGATGTGATGAGTAATAGGAGGAGTATATAGCATCGGACCAAAAGTGTTTTCTGGAAATAAATCTTGCCATGTTTTAATCGTTGTAGTTTTTAATTCAGGATATGAGTTACGTACAATGACAAATCGTGTATAACGAATACCATCAATAGGTGATGGCTTTTGTCTAACTGCTCGCATCATAATCTCTGCGGCACATGCATAGGATTTACCAGAACCTACAGGTCCCATCAGTCCACGCACGAATGCATCTGACTGTAAGAAGCTCCATGTAGTTGGTGCTGTAGAAAAGTCTAAGTCAATCCCAGGTCCATGAAGGGACTTCTGAGATACTTCCTTTTTATTAGCCATCTATATCTTTAATTTCTAAAGCTAACAATTGATTAAGCACATTGATCTGTGCTTGTAATGCATCAATAATCTGCAATGACTCCGTTTGGTAAATGTTATTCAATGCATAAGCATCTCGTAACTTTTGTATACGATCTTCTAAATTATTTGGTGCGCTCATTAAATTCCTCCTCAAGTTTTAAACGATTGCCAACTAACATAATATAACCAGCTATGTCTAACCAGTTATCAGTATGATATGGATCTCCATAAAGAATACGACTAATCTTATGTACCACCATATCTAATGATTCTTGCATATCTGAATCTAATCTATACCAATTTCCGTTTTCACTCCTCATGGCTTCTTTGGTCGTTTGAATGAAAACACATTTAGATAAATAATCCCCATGTGTTGCTTGACGCTCATTCAGTATCTTTGTTATCTGGTCCTGTGGTTTCGCCATTATCTATAATCTCTGGTGCGCGTATGTTAATACCTAATACGCTTGGTTTATCGGATTCTTCTGGATTATCTAATAAGCCAGATGCTTTTGCCAATAGCCTTAATACGCCAACTTTATCCCACAACTCAATGTCCAAAGTCGTATAACTATTGCCTTCCTTATCAACTTTAGTATTCGACTTAATGGACTTAATGGCCTGTAGAGCATGGTCTGGTATATCCTTACTTGGTTTAACTTTAATATTACCTTGCTCATCCCATTCCATAATATCAGTAAGCTTTGTATTCGCCAAACATAAGAGAGAATAACTAACAGCTTCACGATTCTGCTGAAGCGTAGTCGAACGCTCAAGTTTCTTTTGCAAGCTACGGACACCACCATAGCCAGCAAGAGAAGGGATTGGATTTTTCTTTTTGACTTCATCCATTAAAATGGTAAATCGTCAGGAATGTCATCAAAAGTTGGCTTTGCTGCATTAGCTGGAGCAGCCTTTGGTGCTTTTGGTTTACCTAAAGATACAGCAATATATTCAATACCAGAGTGGCCACTAAGTTTCTTAGAAACATTTAGGTAAAATAAATTGCCATCATGGTCTGCAAATTCACCAGTGAAGTCTGCATGCCAATCTTCTTTTTTATTCTCATTAATAAACGCTACACCTGTTCCTGGTTTGCGTGGTTTTTGTTCTGCCATTATATTCTCCTTTATTTAATTGGCGTGGGTTTTACTTTTTTCGTCATACATTCTTCGCATATCCATCTGCGATTCTTACCATGTGCTGCAATCTTCCATTTACCATTGACACTAAACTTGTATTGGTAGCATGTTGAACAGAATCTATCACCAAGTGGACTAGGTTCTGCATGTACATACTTATCCTTTAGTTCCATCTAGGATGAATATAAATATTAACAGAAAGGCGAGCATCGCCAAAAGATCCCACTTTGTCTCTAAAGCAGATGGCTTGGACTGCTGTCTTGAATAATACGCCTTCTTTCGATATGAATCTTCTTTTGCCATTTGCTCTCCAATATGTATTGACTGAGGGTGGATATGGAAGCTCTAATATCATTAAATTATTTTATTCAGTCTTGAATTAATATCGCCACCTTTAGAAAGATAAGCTTTAATTGCATCATTAATAATACTAGCCTTTGGTTTCTCTTGTTCTTTAGATGCTTTATCTAATAGTTCAACACTAGATGGTGTCAATCTTACTAGGAATGGTTTTAGTTCGGTACTCATTCTATCTCCTTATACTTGGTTAATTGCTTGACTACTTTCTTCTTAATATCTTTTTGGCCTGTTTTTTTCTTAGGTCTTAAAAATTCAGGCAAAATACAATCAATTGCTTTATAGGCTTTTAGATTAGGTGGATCTTCTCGCCAGCCTGGTGACTTTAATTCCACTTGACCTTTATCATTTTTGTATTTAACTTTATATTCATACTTACCGAAAGCTTTAGCCATGGATTGCATCCACTCTTTAGCTTCCATCTTTAAATACTTTCTCTACATTACCAGTAGAAGGATGGAGTTCGTATTCATATTCTTTAATTGTCTCAACAGAAGATACTTTCTTCTTGCCAAAGATCTTATCGAAGTTGGCTTCAAAGATTTCTCTATCAGTAAATGGTCTGGGTGTTGATCCTTTGCTCATATGCTCAATATATATCTTATAGATATACAAGTCAATAGTATGTTCGCTTGACTTAAAAATAAATATGGCTTATATTACTCATACGGGGCCATTACCCAGCCCTCCTAAATGTAGTAGCTGACAGATAGGGATAAACGTGTTTAATCGGTGGATTCTTCTTACAAGTTGCTCTCGGATGAGATCAAGTAACAGTATCGGGGATCAGACCACTGGGGATGTGAAGTAGTGCATTACATCCAAACTAGATAAACGAGAAGCTACAATCCATCTGGATTAGTAAGATAATTTAAACAATACTGTTTATTATCGGGTTAGGTCTATTATTCGCACGAACTCTATCACATGATCCTCTATATTACCTATAAGCTACTAGATACCTTTGTGTTTGGTTTGTACTTAATCTATATATTTGTAAAGGCAGTCAGTAGGTAAGGTCTGCTTCTGCTAAGACATACCATGTTGATAAGATATCTGTTGTTATTAATCTCTAATTTATGGGAAAAATTTGTGTGTAGTACCCCTCGGTATATGAGAGGGTACGGGGGGCAAGCATGTGCCTTCCGAATTAAAAGAGATATGCTTTCCTGTAGGCTCAACGCTTGCAATGCCTACAATATGAGGGATGCGCTGACAGCCCTATTGATTTTGAAGGATGCTAAACGAACCTATAGCCGCCTTGATTATTATAACTCACTGACTTGAATGCCTTGAGCCAAGCGAGTCTTAAGCCTTGAGCCAAGCGAGTCTTAAGTGATTCAATTGAATGACCGCTATTGATGAGCTTCTCGAGCTTCAATAGATCGCTGTCACTTGTGATATATATAAACAAACTAGTTATATCATCCACTTGCTGATTCTTTGATCTTACAACTTCCTGAGGTTGTATCGTTTTATCTATCTCGTTGATGAGTTTGGTATGTTTTCTGATCGCTGAGATATCAGCATTTAAGAATTGATGTTCTTTTAAATCGTCGTCTTTTATCTTTTCGTCATAGATAATGCGCCTAGTATTGCCTTTTAAAGCTGGCCATGAATTCTGCACACTTGAGATAATGCCAGCCTTTTCTAGTCGTTTTAAATGCTTACTGATATTCTGCTGAGTACATCCTAGATCATCAGCAATGCGCTGCAAACTTACGAAACTATAACCGCCCTTATTGCAATAACTAGCCAACACTGCCAGCACTCTTAGATTCTCACCTGATACTTTTCTATTTAAAAAAGCTTTTAATGGCACCACGCAGAACTTCCGCAAGTCCTCGTTTTTAACGACTTTGAGCTTTATTGGCTCAGGTATGTGATAACTTTTACTTATTGAATTGCTTCCATTCATATAAACATTGTATCAAAAATAAGTGTTTTAATCTATTGACAACCCTTAAAAACGGGTCCATGATTCACACATCGCAGCAACACAAGCGATATTTTAAATAAACTATAAAAGGTATATAAAATGACACATACATATAAAAACGCAAGCCAATTCAAACAATTCACGCCCGAACACGACGCGATAATGAAAACTTATCTTGAGCCTGTTCTTAACGCTTGGGAGTCTTATTCAAACCTAGGCTTTAAATATAGCGTTAAAGTTCCCGAGTCTTTTACATTCGTTGAATTTAAAAGCGGTTGGGATCAAGATGATTTCATTCATAATAACAGCGCTCATAAAATTGCTACTGATCTTGGCTTCGTTCCCGAGGTGGATGTATGTTCGGGACAAGACTATCCACGCTACTCAGAAAAGAACTGCCAAGACTCGTTAAGGTTCTTTTTTAAGAATGCTAACGAAGCTTGGATGTTTGCAGCTCAAATCGAAGCAACGATGGACTGCATTGAAGAAAACAAATTATCAGCTTTATATTAATAACAAACTTTAAAAGGTGAATATTATGAATAAGACACAAAAAGCAACTATTAAAATTATCAATAGAGCGTACACAAAACTATCCATTCTTAATAATATTAAGTGGACAGCATACAGAGACGAATTATTTAATCTCAATCTAAGAGACGAAAAAAGACACCGCCAGTCGTTCGGTAGTGGCCGAAAGTTTGATTCACCAATGGCCGATTGTGCTAGGTTGTTTGTCGTTCGTAACATCGCCGAGTCACTTATTGCGCCAAATTTATATCAAGTCTCTGATTTATTGCAAGTTAGAGAAAGCGCCATTAAATCTCAAGCCCTAGTCAATACTTATTATGATCGCATCATGGATGCTTTAAAAGATGAGGACATACACGAGCTTGCAAACCTAGATTATATTCAATTAATTGACTATCCAGAATATGAGCGTCAGCAAGTTATGAAAGCCGAATATTTGGCTAGAAAGGCGGCTTAATATGAAACTCGAACAGTATATTGCAATTTATAAAAGCCATCCAAAATGGGAACTCTTAAACATTAAAAAAGCCTTGTCATCGCTTGGAGGTTTTCTTAACTCTGATGATGACAATTTAAGGCTTGAAGCTGTCATTACAGTCTTAAAAATGAAACGACAAGGGGCTTAATATGACTAACTTATTAAAGCAATTTATTTGGCTTGTATTAGGGTTTATAAGCGCTTATTGCTGGCTTGTCTTATTACTAGCATTCTAAAGTTATCTTTTAAAGCCTCTTTTTAGGGGCTTTAAGGGGCTAATTTTGGCCATTAAACCATGAAAGGTATTAATAATGACTATCAACATTTTAGAACTAGATCAAGTATGCAATATCACTCAGGAAGTTTATTTTGATATTGTGGATCATTTTGGCATTGCTAAAAAATGTATTGAGCATGATCCAGAAAATCAAGACGGCACTCGCAATACTGAATATGGCGAGGAATTATATAACTTGATTGAATATGCTGTTAAAAATGCAATTGATTTTCAAGACTAACTAAACCACGAAAGGTAAACAAAATGAAAAAGAACTATATAGCTATAACTGAGCATGGATCTATTTTTTTAGGCCAGCATTTAGATAGAGAGGATGCTTTAAATGATGCTGTGGATCGTTTTAATATTCATCAAGCTAACAATTATCTTATAGTCAATGAATTTGAAGCGGCTGGAATTGCTTTTAATATAGGCCAGCAAGTGAGCTTTTATGATGAATAAATTTATCGCATATTATCGCGTGTCTACTGACAAGCAAGGCCAATCAGGCTTAGGTTTGGAAGCTCAAAGGACTATATGCTACGCCTATGCGCGTAGCATTAATGCGGAAATCATCTCAGAATATACTGACATTGAGAGCGGCTCTCATAATGATAGGCCAGAGCTGCTCAAGGCGTTGGCATTATTGGAAATTGAGAATGGTTCCCGCTTACTTGTAGCGAAGCAATGTAGACTTACTCGATCGGTTGCATTGATGAGTAGCCTATTGGAAAAGAAGGTGCCGCTTACCATAGCGGAAACGCCCGAAGCTAGTATTTTTGAATTACATATTCGAGCGGTATTAAATGAGGAAACAAGGCGGCAGATCTCAATCAATACGCGCAATGCGTTAATGGCCGCCAAAGCAAGAGGCGTTAAACTTGGCGCACCTAGAGAGATGATGAGAGTCATCGCTGTCAAAGGCGGTCAAGCACAAGCCAAAGTTAAGATAGCCTACGCATTAAAAATCAAACCTATGTTTGACTTGGCCATGGAAAATTGTGGCCGAGCATCATGTCGCAACATCGCAAAGAAGCTCAATGAACTAGGCGTTAAAACGTACTCAGGAAGCACGTGGACAGCGCCTAACGTATCTTATTATCTAAACAATATCAAAGACAAGGAAAACATAAAATGGTAGGAAAAGTCACGCCCGATGACATGATGTCATGCTCAAGGCTTCCAGCATTATTAGGTTTCAGTAAGTTTAGAACGCCTAATGATGAATTGAAGTATTCAATTAATGCACTTAACGGAGAGGCTAATGAATTTACAGAACAAGAGCCTATGTTATGGGGAAACCTTACAGAGAAGTTAATATTGTCCGAGAGCTGTAAAAGGCTTGGCGTTGATATTGATGATCTAGCCCATGATAAACCATACTTTCATCCTGATATACCATTGGCTACAAGCCTTGATGGCACTGCGTCTGGCAATGGCACAACAATCTACACTAGAAGTCGAGAATGAGCCAGCGCCATATCGTGGTGTGATCCAGCTTCAAGGTCAAATGGATATTATGAAAGCATCATGGGGCGCTCTTTGTGTGTTATACAAGGGTACAACATTGCGTATCTTCCTATACCCCATTAATGAAGATCACATCAACATGATTCACAATGCTGTCGAGGATTTTCAGATGCGTTTGGATAAGTACAAAACAAATCAAGAGATTGAATGGTATGACTTACAAAACTCTTTTGAAGCCAGTCGTGTGTTTGATCGTGCTGAAAAGAGTACGATTGAGTTACCCGAAGTTGAGATCCAAGCTGAGAAGATCATAACAATTCGTGAGCAAATTGCGGAGTTAGAAGCACAGATTGATCGCTTGCAAATCAACATCATGGAACATATGAGGGATCACGAAGTATGTAATGCGGGTCGTTACAAAATCTCATGGCCTATGCGTTCTTACAAAGCACAGCCAGCAAAAACTGTGCCAGCTAAAGAAGCGTACGTCATTCGTCAGTCTAAACTTTCAATCAAGGATCGTATATGAGTAAAGATTGGACAGGAAATAGTGTAGCTTATGCTAAAACATTGGGAGCTAGTAGTCATGCTAGCTATGAAAGAGAAGCAAATGATTATTATGCTACAGAACCTAAAGCAGTTAGATTGTTTCTTGAAATAGAAAAATTTGAAGGTAAGATTTGGGAATGTGCTTGTGGTGAAGGTAGTTTATCAGATGAAATGAAAGCACTTGGGTATGATGTTTATAGTTCAGATTTAGTTGATAGGGGTTATGGAGAAGTAAAAGATTTTCTTTCTATTGCAAATAATCAACAAATAGATATGAATATTATTACTAATCCACCATATAAATATGCTAATGATTTTATTGTTAGGTCTCTGTCTATTATGCAAACAGGTAAAAAGTTAGCATTATTTTTGCCAATAAGATATTTAGAAGGCAAAGCTCGCAAAAAGATATTTAAAGAAAACCCACCTAAAATTATCTATGTAAGTAGCAGTAGATTAGTATGTGCAATTAACGGAGAGTTTGATAAACAAAAAGGATCGGCAGTTTCTTATGCTTGGTTTGTATGGGAAAAAGGTTATCAAGGTACAACAACTATAGATTGGTTTAATTGATATGAATGACCAAAATCGTTTTGAAGCAGAAGTTATGAATGAATTACAACAACAGGAGAAAAGTATGAAAACTATATCAGCAGCATTTATTAAAGCACAGAAGGAGTTTGCCCCAGCAATTAAGACAGCTACTAACCCGCACTTCCGCAGTAAGTATGTGAACTTAGAAGGGTGTATTGAAGCAGTCATTGACGCACTACATAACAATGGTATTGGTCTTATCCAAAAGACTCACGATTGTGATGATGGTGTTAAGGTAGAGACTGTATTTATCCATGAATCAGGTGAGACTTTAAGTGGTGGTATCTTGCACATCCCAGCATCTAAGATAGATCCGCATGGCGTTATGGCATCATTGACTTACTGTCGTAGAGGTAGCCTTATGGCTGCTTGTGGCATAGCTCCAGAGGATGATGATGGTAATTTAGCTACAGAAAGGTCTGGCAGTGTTGTAAAAAAGCCACAAACTAAGGAATATACCTTCTATATTCCTAATAAAGACCCAATAGAGGTATCGGATGTATTGACATGGCAAGCAAAATTTGATCAAATGTCTGAACAGCTAGTTAATTCTAGCTTAAACCCAGAGGATAAGATATCGAAACTTAAAGCATTAGTAGACGCTAATCAGCCAACACTAAATCGCTTACCCATAACA